ATCAGGATCCCTGTAATGGTTGTATATTAAATACTTACACTATTATATATTTATCATTATGAAGCAACTTTTTTCTCCTTTACAGTTGAAAAAAGCTTCAAGTATTTGGCAATCTGGTGTAAAATCCAGTAGACGATTAGTGGGGTTGCTCGTAAGGGCAGCCCCGCTTCTCGTGGGTAGTAATTCCTTGGGTTGGGTAAAGGCATGCTTTGTATTTTCTAGATTTGTTATAGGAGTGAGAAAGTCCCAGGGAGACCGAGGTTTAGCAATCTATCTCAAGACTTGTAACGTGGTTTTACTACGTTATTTAGGCGAAGAGACGAGAGTTCAGCCAAGGCTCGTTGGGGCGGCAGTTACTCAAACGAATTCTGGTATCCCCAGAGTAATTCCTGGTAACCATCGTTTACGCATCCGTCAGGGCGATCGAGGAGTGATTCGCCTTTGGTTAGGGTTCTTTACATTGTATCGAATTCTTAATTTCAAGGGAAAGATGAGCTTTAAGACCGTTACTGATCCGGGAGTGGTTATACCTGATCGTTTCATGAAGGCTTGGGATACACATGTCGTGTGGTTCCAGGCTGAATTGGCTCGGTTAGGGGCGAACCCTCTTCGAAGTGTTTTGGTTGCGAGTCGTCCTGCCAAAACGGGCATACGATCCTTTGCTCGAGTGAGAAATCACGAGAGTCCGGGAAAGTGGTGTCCGCCAGGTGGGGTGATCCGTAAGGAGATACTCGGGTATACGGTTCGGTGCATTGCCTTGATGACCTCTAGTCCTAACTCCCAACGGGAGGTCTTGGACAAAACTAAGTCAAAGACCCTTAAAAGCAACCAGGGATCAACGGTCTCTGTTATAAACATCATTGATGATGCAGCCTCCTGGCTCACAAGGCCAGAGCTGTTTGAGTCTTTGGTTACGTTGCTTATTCTTACTCGTTCCTCAGTACTCCTTTTTGCACCAATATGGGAGGCCGGCCTCGCTCTACTGTCCGATCGCTCGGATGGAAAGGCGGACCGTTCCCGGATAATGGACAAGAGGGACTGGAAAGGGAAGAGTGGGAAGCTTGGGAAATTGGCTCTAGTTGAGGAGCCCGGAAAACTTAGAGTCGTTGCTATGGTCGATTGTATCACTCAGTGGGTACTATATCCATTGCATCGTTATATCTTCGATACGCTTTTGAAGGCGATTCCGCAAGATGGATTATATGATCAGCTTGCCCCCGTGCGAGCTCTCATTGATTCGTTGACCCGGTTGAACCGGAAGGAGTGCTTTTCGTATGATCTTAGCGCTGCAACAGATCGTATCCCTGTTGTGTTACAGGAGAAGTTGCTGAGCGTCTTCACGACTGAGGAGTTTGCGTTCCATTGGAGGAACTACTTTGCGATCGAGCCTACTTTCTACCTAACCTTTATGTGAAAACATTTGGGAAGGCAGTTAGAGTGGTACGATACGCAGTAGGTCAGCCGATGGGGGCGTACTCTTCTTGGGCAATGTTGGCCTTGGTGCACCATGCTATCCTCCAGTTAGCTGCTAGGAGAGCAGGGCATACGCGTTGGTTCACGCTCTATGCGGTCCTTGGGGACGATATCGTGATCGGAGATCGCGGTGTCGCTCTTGAGTATACTCGTATTATGAGTGATATTGGCGTCAAAATTGGATTTAATAAGTCCATAGTTTCGAAAAACCTTTCTCTCGAGTTCGCCAAACGTTTCTTCTATAAGGGTTCGGAGGTAACTCCGCTCCCTTTAGTCGGAATTGCTTGTGCGTGGCTCGGGGTGACTGGGGTCCCAGAGGTCCTAAAAGCCTCGAAGGATCGGACGGGACGCTTGCCGTCAATGTTTACAATTATGCGAAGTATAGGATTGGGCTTTAGAGTAAGTTGCTCAGCGGCAACCAGCCGTTTAGTTGATTTATCTCGAAGAGCTCGTTCAATCGTACTGTTGCTCACTCGACCTGGTGTTAGTGAGTGGTCAACCCGAAATGTGTGGGATTGGTATAAGTTAGACCGTCTGACGAGTATCCGTCCTACGCACCCTACGTGGGGTGACCCTGTTCTCGCTTCCATTGTGTCGCGGGTTCGTGCCGTTAATCTTCCCAAGATTCGTATCTCTTTGTTCAACGCCTTTAAGACGTTTCACTTAGATCGTACTTATGGAGGGACTATCGATGGCCTTGCCCGTTGGTTCATGGATGAGGTTCAGGAGTCATACCAGGGTCCCATGATACAAAGCATTAAGGAGTTTGATGCCATCAGAGATAGAGTTATCACTGACGCACCAATGGGTGAAATGGGAGACGGAGAGGAAATCTTCCTACTCTCTATGTTTCAAGCTCTAGAGACTATCGAGTCTTTAGCCGCACGCTTACCGTCTAAAGTAAAAGTGGTTCGTTCCATGACTGCTATGCAGAAAATGGTTCGTCCGCGGATACCTAAAACGTTAAGAATGTGGAAAAAGATTAATCGAGTCCTTGAGCGACCGACTCCGGCGATAAAGGTTAACAAACCGGCCGGTGAAGTAGTGGTTCCCCTGACTGATTGGCGTAATAACCGATCAAATCAGGATATCATTCTTGATCTGCACGCGCAGCTTATGGCTGCAGGATAAGGTCTTTCATCTAGAACCCATAGATGGGCTCCTTTGAAAAGAGTCTTATCGACACGCTTACTACCTAAACACCCTCTAGTCCCTGAGATTCACAGTCCCGATAGTGATATCGTTGACTATGGTAACAAGTATTTGAGAGC